TGAGGCGTAGGTGCCAGCACCTGCTGCGTACATACTTGATAGCGAGACGACGGGGAACTCTGCAAATACGGCTCTCGGATGCAGCGTGCCGTGGAAGATCGCGTTGAGGCTGACCGCACCGCCCATGCTGCCCATCAAAATGTAGGGCTGTGGGGCTAGGTTGAGGTACTGACCGTACTGTGAGATCACCGTCGCAATATCGGCGGTACAAGATGCGTTGCCCCAGCAGTCCTGGTTGCTATAGTAGGTGCCGATCACGACGTAGCCAGCATTGAGCAGCGCCTGGGCTTGCGCCTCCGGCCCCGTCAACGTCCACATATCCGCTGGCGAGCCGCCATAGCCATGCACGTAGATGACCCAGGGCGATTGCACACCAACGCGGTACGACGGGGGGATTAGCGCCCATGTGGCCACATTGCCAGAGCCGCCCCCGGTTCCACCGTTTGCTGCGACGTAGGTTTCGATATTCGTCGGGAAATTCTGGAAGCCATCGAACATAGGAACGGCAAGCGATGACGTAGCTCCGGGGGAGCCGGTCGCATATCTTATGTCGGCGATGACATCGACTGCGCTGCCGGAGGACAGCGATAAGTAGTTTGCGCTGGTGACGGTGCAGGCGAGTCCGGTAAAGGTTGCCGTAGTCACCGCGCCTAGCTGCTGGATGGTTACGGAAGCTACCCCGTTTATCACAGCCAGGGTGACGACGTATTTTGTTCCGTTCGTTGGAGTGAAGGCTAGGGTGCTAAAACTCCCGTTGTAATAGATAAAATTCCCGCCGTAGAAGCCAACGACGACTGGTGCCGTGCAGGCAGAATCCGAGCAGAAATCGAGGAAAGACTGGACGTTGGACGACGCATAGGTCATCACCGCCTGACCCGTGTAGTTAGACACGGCATTGCTCAGGTGCCGAGTGATGGTTGCTACAGTCCCCGTCGTGCAGCCGCCGCAAGAAAATGCACCGTTTGAAAACGTGGGAGCAAAGGTAGAACCCGCTGTAGTGCTTACAACGTCCCACTCGGCTGCGTTCCTCATGTCGAAGGCGTGCCTGTCACCACCGGAGTTGTCGGCAAGGGCACCGACCGACTGATTGACGCCCGTGCGGTTGCCTGCATAAAAACCAAGGTCTGTTCCGCTTGCCAACCCGGATGGTCCGGTTGGGCCAGTGGCCCCAGTTGCGCCGGCCGGACCTTGCGGCCCCTGCGGGCCGGTTGCCCCGGCAGCACCCGCAGGAATCCCGAAGTTGAATACCGCCGCGCTGCTTGTGCCGCCGTTGACAACGGTAGCCGGCGCACCCGCTGAGAGCTGTGTGACCGCGCCTACAGCGACGGTGGCGGCTGCACCAGCCGCGCCCTGCGGTCCCGAATTGGTTGGAGAGAACGATGCCCAGTATGCGGTCGCGGTCGACGGGATCTGGTTGGTGTTCCCGGTGCCGAGGATCGAGCGATACGTCGCGCCGTTGTAGGTGACCACCGCGCCGAGGCCGTACGTAGTGGCGTTGGACCATGCGCCGCGGTCGGTGAGGATGGGGATCGGGCTGGGAGTCTGTGCGGAGATTCGCGTGGGTGGAGCTGCGGCAAAAGCGGCGAAGAGGGTGAGAGCGAGTGCGATGCGCGTCTTCATGAGGGATCGATCCTTTCGGGAGGAGCTAAAAGTTGATGGCAAAGCCAGCGTTCGTAATGGCGATGCGGACGGCTGTGTTGAGGCCGGAGTCGAAGATCGGCAGCGCGGCGATCGCGCCGTCGCCGTCGGAGACCTGCTGCAGGCTGGGGTCGCCTTCATCGTCCGTAACGAGTTGATAGAAGAGGCCAGTGGCGGTGTCCACGAAGACAATCGTGTCGCCCCCGGCGGGGAGCTGCGGATTGATGGAAAATCCCGCATTGGCGACGGACAGTCTATCGGTAAGGTTGAGTACAGCGTCGAAGATGGTCAGCGATGCGACGCCACCCGTGCCGTCGGAGACCTGCTGCAGGCTGGGATTTCCCCTGTCGTCGGTGACGAGCTGGTAGAAGTTGCCGGTGGCGGTATCCGCGAAGATGACCGTGTCGGCTGCCGTGGCGGATGGCTGCGGGACGAGGACGAGCGCATGGTCGGCCAGTTGCACCGAGAAGTACAAGCCGCCGGGGGACATGATGGTCTTGTAGTTGACCTCTGGCGGCGCGGGTTCGGTCGGGGCCGCCACCGGGACGAGGTTCAGCACCAGGTTGACGAGTTGCACTGAGAAGTACGAACCGCCGAGCGACACGATGGTCTTGTAGCTGATGGCCGAGGATGCGAGGACGATTTGGCCGCCGACGATGACGTAGACCTCGCCATCGTCCAGACCGATGAGCGCGGTGTTGCGGCCGGGCGTTCCGGCTGGGCCCTGTGGACCTGCGGGGCCGAACTGCACGATGGCCTGCGGAGCCACGTCGGGCAGGTAGGTGTCGAGGTCGAAGCTATCGCCGGTGGGCTGAACGCCTCGCCAGGTGATGAGCGTGCGGCCGCTGGCATCCTTGAAGGTGAAGCGGTAGGAGACGTTGAGCGGCTTGGTGGTGCTGGCGAAGCTGTCCGGCACCCAGGTATTGGCTGGGATGGCGCCGGCGGTGATGGGAACGGTTGCGGCGGAGACCACCGCACCGTTGGCGCTGGCGGGGATCGTTACGTTATTGCTGTCGGTGGCGAGGATGACGAGCGAGCCTGTGAGCGGATTGCCTGCGGCGTCCTGAATGTTTTCGGCGACGAGCGCAGTGAATCCGTTGGGCTTGCTCATGCGCAGTTTTAGGCTGGGTGGCCGGAAACGGTCAAAACCGTAGGGCTACTGCAGCATGGGTGGTTGGGGATCGCTGCCGCCTCCGCCGCTGTCACCAGTGCCGTTGTTGCCGCCGGTGCTGCCCGTCCCACCACCGCCGCTGGTGCCCGTTCCCGTGCTTCCGGAGGATGCCGTGGTGATCTGGTAGCCGCCCGGGGTCAGCGGGACCTTGTTGTCCTGCTTGCAGAAGGCGTCCGCGTTGGTGTCGAAGGTGGCTGAGAAGATAGCGGGCGCGCCGAGCGGCGTGAGCGGGAGGGCCGCCTTGATGCCGCCGTTGACGATGTCGAAGTAGAGGAAGGCAAAGTAGGTGGTGGCCGCCGTGAGGCCGGTGATGACCATGCTGCCGTCCTGAATGGTGGTGTAGGAGCCGTCCGGCCAGAGGATGATGAGGCTGGTCCAGGAGAGGGTCACGCTGGCGTCGTCCGACGTGTAGGTGATGCTGCCGGTGTAGCTGGGGAGCACACTGCCCTGGACCCGCAGTCCGGTGGAGCTACCGGTGGTGAAGAGGTCGAGGATCTGGCCGGAGACATCGACATCTGCCCATTCGCTGGGAACGGTCTGGCCGGTGGTAGCGGTCTCCAACAGCAGGTGGCTGAGCGTGACCGTGGATGCGACCGGCAGGCTGAGCCCGGTTCCAGCGAATGACGCCGTCACCGATACCTGCAACGTGCCGGTGGGGACGGCGACGGCAGCCGTGTTGTAGCGCGTGAGCGAGGGCGTCACGCCGGAGAGCGCATCCGCGACGGTGGTGCTGGAGATGACCCCCGACGATCCGGTGAAGACGATGCTGAGCACAAGGTTTCCGACGTTCGGAGATCCGGCGACGGCGGCGGTGTCCTCAGCGTAGCCGGAGAGCATGAGCAGATCGCCGACCGCCCAGCTGGACGCCGGGACAATCTGATTGAGGAACGTCAGAGGCGTGGTCAGCGCGGTCGCCGCGACGGTGTAGACGGCTTCGCCATCGTTCGAGAAGTCCGGCAGGAAGGTGTCCCCGGCGCGCTGCGCGATGTTCCAGTAGGTAAACCCGCTTGCGAAGCTTGACCCCTTGAGCAGGTTCTTGGCGACGCCCTGCGGGCTGAATGTGACCGTCGGGGCGGTAGTGAAGCTGGCAAAGTTGCCTGAGGGGTCGAATCCGACGACGGTGTAGATGATCTCAACGCCGGGCGTGACCTGCTGATTCCACGTTGTGGCGCTGCCGACGATGCGCGCGGCCAGCTTGGCCATCGCGCCCGACGGAGAGTTGGGGTAATCGACGTAGATGGATACGCCGGCGGTGTCGCTGCTGGGAGTCCACGCGAGGTTGACGAAGGTGGCATAGGTGCCCGCGACGAGTTGCTGGCTCTCCGTACCCTTGAGGTTGGTGACGCCGGGGCTAGTGGTCTGCTGGGCGGAGGTTTCGCCGATGATCGGCGTCGCCACGGTGTAGACGTCCGGGGCGTAGTCGATCCATTCGATGGTGCTGCGGAACTCGCTGGCCTTGGTGATCTTGGAGACTTTGGCGAGCTTTACCGCGCCGGTGGGGCCATAGATGTACATGCCGTAGTCGTCCGGCGCCTGCGCGAGCGGTGTGGAGAGGACCAGTGCGCCGGTGGTGGCGTCCACGCTGGAGACGCCGACCGACTCCAGCACGTCGGTATCGAAGAGCACCGCCGCCGCTCCGGCTGCGGGCGTGAAGCCAGGTGGCGGCGAGACCGTCACCGTTCCGGCGGAGGACGAGAGCACCAGACAGTCGGTTGCCGCGCCGCCGGTGGGGGTTAGGATGCAGCGGGTGATGCGCGTGGCGTCCGTCCATCCCACAACCGTGAGTGTGAAGCCCGGCGGGTTGGTGCTGGTGGCGACGGCAGAGACGGTTCCAGCGAAGCGCTGCACAGAAGAATGCTGCACCATCAGCGAGTAGGCCGTGCCGGTGACGAAGGGGATGTCGAAGCGATCGACGAGGATGTTGGTGGTGGTGGAACCGGGGAGTGTGCGGCCACCCCAGCCCCACTGCGGCACGTCGTGCTGCAGGGCGATGACGTTGCCGGCCCGGCAGGCGATGCCGTCGGTGTCGGTGCGGAAGCTGCCGGTGCGCAGCAGCAGTTGGTTGCAGCGCTCTTTGTAACGCGCCAGATGCCAGGCCTGCGCTGGCGCGGTGACGCCGAGCGCCTTGATGCGAGTGTTTTTGATGGTGACGCCGAGATCCTGCTGCGCCGGGTCCATGTAGATGAGCGGGTTGTCCGAGCGGTAGTAGCGGGTGGCGTCGGCGAACTGGATCTCCACCTGGTTGGCGCGGTCGTCGATGTTGAGCCATGTCTCGGTGAAGCTGTCCTGCAGGATGTTGCCCATGGTGAACATCTGCACGGGCGCGTCGACGAGCTGGTCGACCATGACGCCGTAATCCTGCCCCATGGGGATGATGGCTGCGCGGCTCATATTGCCGACGCGAACGAGCTGGTTCCACAGGTTATCCTCGTTGTCGAAGATTCCGTTGAAGACGTGCAGGCGGATGCTGTTGCTCACGAGCACGGTCTGCTCGCCGATCTGGCGCTGGTAGTAGACCGTATCCAGCGGATAGCCGGCGGCGTCGACGATGAAGTAGTCGGGCGTGGTGCCGAAGGCGAAGGTGAAGTAGTAAAACTGCCGCGGCTGCCCCGGCGGCGAGCCCAGGCCAATGCCGAGCACCTGCACGATCACCGGCCCAAAGTTCTGCGGCCCGGTGTTGTAAGGGTCCACGAACGAAACCCGCAGATAGACCGGCCCGGCCGCCCATGCCTCTTCCAGGTCAGGGTCGGGACCAGCGGTGGTCGAATCCGAGTAGTAGATGGTGGCCACGTTTCCGGGGGTGGTGCTGCCGGGGCCGGTGGACTGCAGCATGTACGACGAGCTGCGTGCCTGCGAGTCCGGCTGGTTGGGCGGCGCGACGGGGTAGCCTTCCGGGACGAGCGTGTCGTTCAGGTCGGCCCATGCCACCCACTCGTCGATGAAGCGCTCAATGTTGCCGGCGATGATGCCGGGATAGGCGCCGCCGCCGTAGAGCGGGTCGAGTGCCATGTCGGCAGCGACCAGCGCGGGGTTGTCCTCCTCGTAGGTGAGCAGTTGCGCGGGCATCAGGCCTTCGTCGAGGGTGCGCAGACCGTGCGTGATGAGCGCCGTCACATTGAGGCTGGACCCGGAGAGTTGGCTGGTGGCCAGGGCGCGCACGCCCAGCAGGATCATGTTGGGATAGTTCAGCGGGAGGTAGCTGACCTCGTTGACGCTGTGGACGTAGACATCCTGCCCGACGTTGGGGGAGTTGTTATCGCCGAACTCGACGTCGTCATGCAGCCGGGCGGAGCCGTACTTTGTGATGCGGACGTCGTACTTTCCGGGCGCGAGACCGAGGATATTCGTGCGGTTGTACAGCGGCGCGGTGTCGCATGCGACGAAGTCCTGGTATCCGGCAGACCACTCCGTGACGATCACATAGTTCATGTTGATGTCGAGTAGCTGCCATTCGCCGGTGGCTGGTTTGTTGTAGGTGGTGTGGTTGCCGTTGGGTTGGAACACTTCGCAGACGACAGTCCCGGTCCATGGGTCGCCGGGGCTGTGCGGACCGTTGTCGGAGGTGTAGACCACGTTGGAGTTGGCGGCGAGATCGGTGGCGATGACGCCCCAGCTATAGGACAGATACGCGCTGCCGTCCGGGTTGAGCGAAACCACTGGAAGCGTGGTCTGCGGAACGATGACGGGTATCCAGTCATTCAGGCCGGAGACTGAGTACTCCAGCAGATAGGTGATGACTGCAGGGATGGTGTTGCCGTCGGCGGTGAGCACGAAGACGCCGTTGGGGAACGCGATATCGACCTGGATGGCCTGTGTGAGGTCGCCGGTGCCGGGGACGATGACCGGAACGCCCGCAAGGCATTCGTAGGCCTGCCCGTAGCCGTTGACTATCTGGTTGAACTGGGCGATCTCGGTCTGGTCGTTGGTGCCCAGTCGCATGAACGTTTGCACGTTCTGGTAGTCGGTGATGTTTTTCCCATTGATCTGGATGTTGGTCATCGACCGTGCGGGACCGAAGCCAAAGCAGACCAGTACATTGATGAAGACATCCTCGCCGGCGACCTCGGTGAAGCTGTCGATGATGTTGCCGCCCCACTGAAACTTCCCGTAGCCCTTGGGGATGACGACGCCGGACTGTGCGAGCGAGCGCGGGCCGTCGGGGTCGTAGCTGGCGGAGTTGGTCTTGGCGCTTGGCTGGTTGGGGCCAAGCAGCGCGGAGATGAGAAGATTGCCCGCGATGCTGGCCGCGCCGACGAGGATGGATGTGCCGACGGCGGCGGTGATGGTGGTGCCGAGTACGCCGCCGAGGAAGCCAGCAAAGGCAGCTCCAACGCCCGTCGCGGCGAGGGCAATCGTGCCGGCCAGTAGTGCTACCGAGGCCAGCGTGCGCAGGATGCTGCCCCCAGCCACGATGGGCAGGATGACGATGGTGTCGCCGTCGCGGGGGATGACCTGATCCCAAAGCGAGCGCGCCCAGACATGGCCGTTGACCGAAACAGTGACCGAGGATGTCCAGACGTCGAAGGCCGCAGGTTCGCCACCGTGGAAGACGAACTCTTCCAGCAGCAGCGCGTCAAGACTTTGTGGAGCGACGAAGTCGATCTGACTGACCTTCGGGTCGCGGCTGGGCTCAATGGGGTTGGTGACGGTGATGAACCGAATCACTGCGCTGCCTCCGTCTTGACCGGGAGGTAGTAGCCGAGCACGCGGTGACGCCACACCGGCGAGATGACCTTCTCTGTGACGACAGAGCGGGTCTCGCGCATGGTGTGCAGCATGGTGAAGCTGTCCAGCATGGTGCCGATGTGGCGCTCGTCGACGTTCGAACCGGTTCGAAGGAGCACCGTGCAGCCCGGCACCGGCAGTTCAATTTCGCGGCATACGCCGAGGATGCCGCCGGGGCCGTCGAAGTTGAGGTGGAAGGACGCCATCGACGAGCCGTAGTCGGGCACATCGTAGCCCTGCCGCCGCAGCAGCTCGAGGTGCAGGCCAAGGCAGTCGAAGGCATCCGGCCCGCGCGCGCCGGGCTGATAAGGCTTGCCGATGAGGTCGGCGTACAGGCGTGCGGGCAGGCGGATCTGCTGGGATGCCATGGTCATCAAGCCACGCTCGCGATCGCGGCGCCGTTGGTGTCGATGCCGGGGAAGAACAGGCCGCGCAGAACCGTGTTACCAAAGTGCGCCTGGCAGCCGGTTGCGCCGTCGATGGTGTGGCTGCAGGTGGTGAACGAAGGCTGGATGGCCACGCCCGAGGCCGTCGCCGTGGCGTTGGCGCTCAGCTCCGCGGCGCTGCCGGTGATACTGAGGATGGTGGCGCCGGCCGGGATGCCGGGGCCGCTGAGTTGCATCTGCGGGACGATGCCGGTGAGGCTGGCAAGCGTGACGTACGGACTGTTATTGACCGTTGAACCGGTGGTCGCGGCGGGGTCGGTGTAGCCACACTGCGCGCTCTTGTACTGCCAGCAGCAAAAGTTGGGGCGGTACATGTGGATGGGGAAGAGCCGCCGCAGCGGGCTGGCCGCGCCCAGTTTGAAGGTGACGAGCTTGGCGTCGCAGATGCTCTGCTTGATGGTGAAGCTGAGGGTGAGGTCGGGCTCGCCGCTGGGGTTGGCGGTGTTGACGGCGAACAGGGTCAGGTTGGCACCGACGACGCCGGCGTACTGCTCGATGGTACTCTGCAGCACCCGCATCACGTTGGAGACCTTGACGGTGGTCTCCGGCACGGAGCCGTCGGAGCTGACGGCCAGGTCGCCGATCTCGAAGTTGAAGGGGGTGTAGGTCTGCGGGCCGAGGCCGTCGTTGGCGTCGAAGGTGACGGGGTCGGTGTTGCGGGCGAGCCGTATGTACTGCTGGGTTGCGGTGGGGTTGGCGTTGCCGGGCCACTGCAGCAGCAGGAGGAGCACCCAGGGCTCGCCGCTGGCGATCTTGTGGCGCTCGAGGTTGCTGGCGACCGAGAGCAGATAGAACGATGGGCGGGCGGTGGACACGGCTAGACCTCCCGAATCTGGAAGGTGCAGTTCTGCCGGAAGACGCCCTCTTCGTTGCCCGCCTCGACGTAGCTGGGAATCGTGGAGAAGCGGACGTTGAGCGAGACGGGGTTGGCGGGGTCGCGGTTATCCGGGAAGTTGAAGCTGAGCGCGCCGAAGACGGCATCGGTCTCGACGAAGTCCTCGAGCGTGGTCTTGTCGGCGGGCGTCAGGTGCTCGATGGATACGTCGAACTGCCGCCGGCGGCGGGTGAACCGGGCGCGGCTGGTCTCCATGCCATTCTCCAGCGAGTCGCGGAGGGTCGGGTCAATCGTGCTTTCGCGCGTCTTGAGAGCTGGCTTGCGGGAGAGGGTGGGAAAGTCCATCGCCGGATGGTTATGGCTGAGGTTGCGGGTTTCCGGCAAATCAGGGCAGACTGCCCGCATGGAACGGCCTGCACCCATCACGAGGTTCGCGTGCGTGCTCCACTGCGAGTGCTGCGGCAGTGTGGCGACCAATGGCTGGAAGGATGATGCGGGCGTGCTTCATCTGCGCTGCGACGCCTGCAAAGACCTCGAGGTACGAAAGTGCTGACCATGAAGACCGACCTCGGCAGCATCCCGGAGGGCATCGAGCAGATGCTTGAGCAGGATCTGCCGTTCACGATCGCCCGGTTTCTGACCATGCAGGCGCAGAGCGGGCAGGCGGCGGCGCGCGAGGGCGAAAAGAAGGTCTTCAAGCTGCGGAACGACTGGACGACGCAAAACACGAAGATCACGCCGGCGAAGAAGGAAACCCAGTTCGCCGAGGTTTACACCGACACCGAGAACCGCAAGACAGGTGCGGCAGACTACCTGCCCCGGCAGGACGACGGCGGCGACAAGGTTCCGCTGGCCGGGCACAAGTTTCTGGCTATCCCGACGAAGTACCTGCGGCGCATTGCGTCGGGCATCATCCCGGATGCGCTGCGGCCGAAGAACCTGCTGCCGCCGGGGGTGGAGATCGGCAAGCAGTACGCCGGCAACTTCGTGACGAAGGGAAGCCGCCCGCGCCGCGCCATCGGCCGGGAGTCGAAGAAGAAGCTCACCAGCGGGGATTACACGGCGTTCATCCAGACGACGAAGGGTGGAACGCTGTGCATCTTCGTGAAGCATGGCGGGGTGGCGTACCACGGCGGCAGCCAGGACGCCGAGCCGTGGTACACGCTGGTGCGCGAGGCCCACATCACCGGGCGCTTCCCCATGGAGGAGCTGGTGCAGACGGCGATAGACGCCGACCTGGAGAAGAACTTCGACCGCGCCGCGGCAGAGGTGCTGGTCAACAATGCGCTGAAGAGCGGGCTGCGGGTGCGGTTCTAGGCTTGTGTAAGGGATTTACATACTTGAATCCCTTAGGTTAGTACAAAATGCGGTGCCGATTCTTCTCGGCTGCTTCCGCTCTCTGGAGCATGGTTCGTTCAACGCCGGGAATAACCACATCCAGCATGTGACGGCCAAACGCCTCCACACAGGCCCTCTCCGCATCATTCAGCGGCCTGCCAAGCGACTCTAGACGCGATTCTCCGTTGCCAGAGACGCGCTGGAGCCGCTCGCCAGTGCGTAGATTTACAGACCCGACATCGCCGCGAACCTTCATGGATTTATTTACCCTCGGGCCGCTTGTCCAAGCCCTTTTCCGCGAGAACTTCTGCCACGTCGTCAACGTGTAGGCAATCGCACATGCAGGCGTAGTCATTCGGGGGCTGAATCGCGGCAATATTTCCATTGCAGTAGTCGTTGCCCGGCGTCGCGCTATGGAGGACGCCAAAAGACACAACCTTCCCGCCCTCTAATTTGACGATCTTGTCGCCATTCTTTGCTTCACGTCCGTTGCGATAGTGCATATCACTCTCCTTTGCTCCCGAGGGAGTCAAGTATGTAGTTTCCTTGTGTAACGGCGTTACACCCTTACACGTCAGCCAAGCTTGACCCGGCCGCCTTCGACCTGCAGCTTGATCCTGCCGCCGCGCGAGGTGGAAGCCACGGCCATCAGGTTGATGCGTGTCGATCGATACGCGGCCTTGTTGCGGAGCAGGATGGCCGCGCCGGTGAAGGTGACCTCGGTGAGGGTCCAGATGGGCGAGGTCATGTTTTCGACTCTTGCATCGACCATCTCGTAGCTCATCCCCAGATTGACGTTGGGCTTG